GAAGCCTACGGTCTGGCCAAGCTGGTGAACCCTACCGGCGTACCCAAGTTCTTCGGGGCGTTCCGGGATATGGTGCAGTACAAAGTCACCCAGTTCCGGTGGGAAAACAAACCAACGGCGGTCGACACCGTGCACCGCGTGCTGCAGCCCGCCATCCGGTTCACCAAGGAAGACTGCCTAGACCTGCCGGATATGGTCTACACCCACCGCCACGTGCCGCTGACCCCCCAACAAGCGCGCTACTACAAGAAGCTCAAGGCTGACCGGATCATGCAGGCAGCAGGGGCCGAAGTTACCGCGCAAACGGCTGCGGTCACCCTGAACAAGCTACTGCAGATCAGCGCCGGAGCAGTGTACACCGACGAGCAGGATACCTTGGAGTTCGATATCTCCAGCCGATACTCTGTACTGCAGGAGATCATATCCGAGACGTCCAAGAAACTGCTGGTGTTTGTGCCGTACAAGAACGCCCTTCAGATGCTACACGACGCGCTGACAGCAGACGGTATCACTACGGAGATGGTGTACGGCGATGTTTCGGCTTCGGCCCGCACCGACATATTCAAGCGGTTTCAGACTACGCCAGACCCCCACGTGCTGCTCATTCAGCCCCAAGCCGCTGCCCACGGGGTTACGTTGACGGCGGCCAACACCGTGGTATGGTGGGGTCCCACCGCTTCACTGGAGACATACGCGCAGGCAAACGCGCGGGTCCACCGGAAAGGGCAGGCGGACAAGTGCACCGTGGTCCACCTCGAAAGTACGCCGGTCGAGAAGAAGCTGTACAAGATGCTGGCTGCGCGCGTCGATATCCACGCAGAAATTTTGTCTCTGTACAAAGATTTGGTTGACTAGCCCATGATTTGATACTATTTGCTATCTACTACTTCGGGAGATCCACCATGCCTACTGAGTACGAACCGTCCGTAGAAGACATCACGCGCACCTACATCAAGATCCGCGACAAGCTCTCCGAGCTGACTGCGCAGTACAAGGCCGACGAGCAGAAGCTGAAAGAGCAGCTGGATGTGCTGCGGGGCGCGCTGCTGGACTACTGCGCTACGTTCGGCGTCGAGAGCGCGCGGACTGCGCACGGTACCTTCTACCGAACCACCAAAACCAGATACTGGACCAGTGACTGGGAGTCCATGCACCGCTTCATCATGGACCACCAAGTCCCGGAATTTTTCGAGAAGCGCCTTAACCAAACGGCGGTGCGCGAGTTCTTGGAAGAGAACCCGGATCAGTTTCCTCCGGGACTGAACACTGACGTCGAGTATGTCATCAACGTGAGGAGAAAGTGATGACCCCTACCTATGTTACCATAGATACGCTCGCGGATCACTTCCGTGTGTCGGTATCTACGGTACGCAACTGGGTTCGAAACGGTACGATCCCGGCGCATACCTACATCAAGGCCCGTGCCACGTACCGGTTCAACCTTGATCTTGTCGATCAAGCACTACGCAACCAAGCACAGCAGGAGACGTCCAAATGACAACTGATCTTTCCGCCTTCAAGGGTAACTCCTTGGTATCCTCCGACGCCTTTGCGCGGATGATGGCCCTCAACAAGCGCCTCGGCGGTGGCGCGGGCGGCATGCGCCGCATCAGCATTCGCGGCGGCCGGTTCCGCGAGATGATCAACGGTGAGCAGGTGCGGGTGAACAGCTCGGGCCAGCTTAATCTCGTGATCCTCGACAGCTCGCCCATCGGGCGCACGTACTTCGAAGGGGTGTATGACCCGGAGAACCCGACGGCACCCACATGCTGGTCGGCGGACTCGGAGACCCCGGCGGCGGACGTACCGGCGGATCAGCGCAAGGCGACGGCGTGCCGTAACTGTCCGATGAACATCAAGGGGTCGGGTCAGGGCAACAACAGCCGGGCCTGCCGGTTCAACCTGCGACTGGCGGTCGCGCTGGAGAACAACTACTCCGACGTCTATCAGCTGCAGCTGCCCGCCACGTCCCTCTTTGGGGACGCCAAGGACGGCAAGATGGGCATGCAGGCCTATGCGCGGTTCATGGACGCCAACGGACTGCCGGTCGGGGCCGTGGTCACCACGGCGTACTTCGATGAGAACAGCGAGACCCCCAAGCTGTACTTCAAACCGGCGCGGCCGCTGGAGGACGAAGACGAGCTGCCGCAGGTTCTGGAGCTGATGCAGCACCCCGACGTGAAGCGGGCCACGGACCTGACGGTGCAGGTGGCCGCGACCGAGAGCGCTGATGCCCCGGCGTCCGAGGGAGCCAAGACCAAGGCCAAGGCCAAGGCCAAGGCCGAACCTGAGACCGAGCCCGATGCGGGCGAGGATGACGGGTCTGAACCGGCGAAGGTGGCGCGCAAAGCAGAGACCACCAAGCCGGTGAAGGTCGCCGAGCTCGTCGCGGCTGTCTGGGACGACTGACAGGCAATGTACGTGGCGGCGGGATCTGCAGATCCCGCCGCCTTCATCTAGCGGGGGAACACGCATGGACACGAACCGGTTTCTGTCCTGCACGTTGGCTAGCAGCGGTTATTACTGCCTATGGGTATTTAATCGGACCAACGAGCGGAAGATCCAGACATTCTACTCGACGCGAGCGCAGCTGGAAGCAGCCGCCATGGACTATGACGCCAAAGGCTGGGACGCGTACTTTGCCCTTGCTACGTTCAAGACCGGGGAGGCGCGCACTGCCGACAACGCGCACAGCCTCCGGTGCTTCTTCTTGGATTTGGACTGCGGCCCCGGCAAAGACTACCCGACGAAACTAACGGCTAATCAGGCGCTGGAGGATTTCTGCCTGCGGATGGCACTGCCGACCCCTACGATGGTGGACAGCGGGCGGGGCCTCCATGTCTACTGGGTGATGGATCGGGATTTGACGCGCGACGAGTGGCTGCCTATCGCGCTGCGCTTGAAGGCTGTGTGTCGCCAACACGGTTTTGCGACCGACACCAATGTGACCGCCGACGCCGCTCGCGTACTGCGCGTACCGGGTACGCATAACCACAAGGACAGCCCCCCGTCACCAGTTACGGTGATGCACAACGTGGGTGCGGGCGTACACTCGGTGGAGGCGTTTGTGGCCGCGCTCGGCGGCGTGGATGTGGTCCCTCCCCCGCGCAAGCCTGTCGGAGCGCCCCGAGACGCGGTAACGCAACTCCTCATGGGCAATCGGCAGAATAACTTTCGGCGGATACTCATGCACACGAAACCGTGTGCCCAGATCAATTGGGCGGTGGAGAACCAAGCGGTTGTGGACGAGCCTATGTGGCGCGCGGTTCTGTCTATCGCGGTACACTGTGAAGATGCTGACAAGGCGATACATGCCGTCTCTAGGCTTCACCCGGAGTACGACCGCGAGGAAACCGAGGAGAAGGCTCGGCGGATATCGGGGCCGTACCTGTGCAGTCGGTTCGAGGAGTATAACCCCGGCGGCTGCGACGGGTGCCCGCACAAGGACAAGATCAAGTCCCCCATCGTACTAGGCAGCAGTTTGCGGGTTGCGGATACTGACGAGGACCGCACGGTCGTGGTGCCTTCCCCCGTGCAGCTAGGCGACACGACTGTGCGGACCGAGACCGTCGTGATCCCCAAGCTCCCGGCTCCTTACGTACGGGGAGCGAACGGTGGGGTATACAAGCAGGGCAAGGATGACGAGGGCGACCCGGTAGACATCCTGATATACCACCACGACCTGTATGTGGTGCGGCGGGTGTACGACAAAACCTTCGGCGACGGGATCCTTATCCGCCTGCACCTACCTAAAGACGGGATACGGGAGTTCTTGGTGCTGCAAAGCGCGGTGAACTCGTCCGAGCGCCTCAAGGAAGCCCTGAGTTCGCGCGGGGTGACCGCGAAGACCAAGAAGCAATGGGACAACATAGGATATTACATCATGGACTACGTAGACCACCTGCAGGCGACAGCACCTGCCGACAAGGCCCATCGCCAATTCGGCTGGACCGAAAACATGAACTCGTTTGTGCTTGGAGACCGGGAGTACTTCCCCGGATCGGAGGTCCGGTACACTCCACCTACGGAGACCACGGAGGTGATTGCATCCTACATGCGCCCGAAGGGTACGCTGACCCAGTGGAAGGACCTCATGCGGTTCTATAGCCACGAGGGCATGGAGCTTCACCAGCTGATCATCTGCAGCGCGTTCGGCGCTCCGTTGATGGAGTTCACGGCGATCCCCGCCATGCTCCTGCACCTCGACGGGCCGACCGGGTTCGGTAAGTCTACGACCAAGCC